AAAAGCTGGTGATACTTATGTAGACCACAATCATTCAACAGGTAAAGTCAGAGGTTTGCTTTGCCAACATTGTAATAGTGGATTAGGTTATTTCAGAGATAATGAGGATAATCTAGCCAAAGGAATTAAGTATTTACAGGAGAGAAAATAATGCCTTACAAAGTAAACGACAGAGTGCTACCTTTAGATGTAGCTTTTACATTAAACGAAATTCAGTATCCAGCGAATTTTCTAAGACTTGCTACTGAAGAAGAAAAGTCAGCAATCGGTTTAGTATGGGAAGCTGATGAAGATATGAACTTTGACAATCGCTTCTATTGGGCTAAAGACTTACCTAAAGCCCTAGAGGACAAAGAAGAATCAGATGCTGATGGCAATCCTCTATATGTCAAAGTATTAGACAAGACAGACCCACAAAATCCAGTAATGGTAGATTCTACAGTTCGCTTGGTAACTAAAGGCTTGAAGTCACAGTTTATTCAGCAAGTTAAGCAAACTGCTGGCTCTATCCTAGCTCAGACTGATTGGATGGTCACTCGCAAAGTAGAAAGAGATGTATCTATTCCTGCTGATGTAGTAGCTTATCGTGCTTCAGTAGTAGCTAAAGCTGATGAATTAGAAAGTGCTATCTCTGCTGTAACTACTGTAGAGCAGTTAGCTTCTTTGGACTTATCTTTCCCACAGGATGCTGCCTAAGCAGCACTATTTAAATTAAAAATTTAAAAGGTAATAGATGTCTGATACAACACTTAGCCAAACAGAAGCAAGACTAAGCACTCACGAAGAAATCTGTGCAATCCGCTATGAGACCATCAATGCTCGTCTTAAACGATTAGAGCAGATTATCATGGGTGCTTGTGGCTTTATCATTGTAGTTTTACTTGGAATTGCCCTTAAACTATGAAACACCTCTCTGTAGGTAAGAACCTCACTGCTGGTTCTAGTAACTTGATTTACACAGTTCCTGACGGTTATCAGGTTCGGTGGAATTTGATGTATCTTCATAACGGTGGTGGCAATACTAAGTCTATCACAGTAGCTTGGTACGATGCCAGTACCAACACCACTATCAATGTCTTTGATGCTTTTAGCTTAGCTTCTAAAGACTATTTTAAGATGGATGGTGGTGCTTATGTGGTGTTAGAAGCTGGAGACACTATCTCTATGACACCTGAAGCTAGTTCTACATTCTATACAATCTGCACTTTTGTGCTTGAAAGGGTTTAAGATGCCATTGAAAAAAGGTTCTTCACAGAAGACAATCAGCTCTAATATCTCTAAGTTAGCTAAAGAGGGCTATCCGCAGAAACAACGAGTGGCTATTGCTTTGAACATGGCAAAGCCTAAGATGATGAAACGCAGTGCAAGGGGTCGCTAATGAAACCAGGACTATATGCCAATATCGCAGCCAAGAGAGCCCGTATCAAGGCTGGCTCTGGTGAAAAGATGCGTAAAGTAGGCTCTAAAGGAGCTCCAACCGCTAAAGACTTTAAAGACGCTGCTAAGACAGCTAAGAAGAGGAAATAATGCCTAAGAAAGAGTTTCAGAACCCTAAAGGCGGTCTTAACCAAAAAGGTAGAGATTATTACAACAAGACCACTGGTTCTAACCTAAAACCACCTGTCTCAGCTAAACAGGCTGCAAAGTCTCCTAAAGCAGCAGGTCGTCGTAAGTCTTTCTGTGCTCGTATGGGCGGTGTCAAAGGACCTATGAAAGATGAGAAGGGCAGACCAACAAGAAAAGCCCTAGCTCTAAAGAAGTGGGATTGCTAAAATAGTTGTTGACACAACGCTAAAAGTATGATAGACTAAGGAAATGAAATATTATGTCTATTGTCATTTTAGAGCAGATAACAACCAGCTTTTTTATGTTGGTAAAGGCTCTGGTAAAAGAGCATTTTTAAGTAGTAAAAGAAATAAATACTGGCATAATGTTGTAAATAAGTGCAACGGTTTTACAGTAGAAATACTAGCTAAAGAACTAACAGAGAAAGAAGCATTGGTTTTTGAAAGAAAGATTATTCAAACACTGAAGGCTAAATATGGTGATTTTTTAGTTAATCTTACAGAAGGCGGAGACGGTGGGTTAAATCCATCAAAAGAAACAAGACAAAAGCAATCAAATGCAAAGTTAGGTAGAAGATTAACGCAAGAAACAAAAGATAAAATAAAGCAATCTTTAGTTGGGAATAAAAGAAGTTTAGGGTTTAAACAAACAGCTGAAACAATAGAAAAAAGAAGAAAAACTGTTACAGGTACAAAAAGAACAAAAGAAGCTTGTGAAAATATTTCAAAAGCTAAAAAACAGAAAAACTTTAAACACTCGTTAGAAACAAAATTAAAAATATCTTTGACTAAAAGATTAAAGAAGGAACAACAGAATGACAATGACATATCTGCAGTGTGTAAATGAAGTTTTAACAAGACTGAGAGAAACTGAGGTTTCTACAGTGGATGCAACTACTTACTCTAAGCTTATTGGCACTTTCGTAAATGATGCCAAGACACAAGTAGAAGCTGCTTACAATTGGAATGCGTTGTCAGATACTTTGACAGCTACCACCAGTGCAGATTTGTTTAGCTATGTCTTAACAGGCTCTGGTGTACGGTTTAGAGTTGGTAATGTCTTGAATGACACCAGCAACTGGTTCATGCAGAATACTACTCGTGACTGGATGGACCAACAGTTCTTGTTGACAACAGCACAGAAGGGTTCTCCTCAGTGGTACAACTTTAACGGACAAGACGCTAACGGTGATACATTGGTTGATGTATTCCCTATTCCTAACGGTGCTTATACTTTACGATTCAATGTCTTTGTACCGCAAGCTAAGTTAACTAGCGATAGCACAGTCATTAAAGTTCCTGCTGATGTTGTGATTATGAATGCTTATGCAAGAGCATTGGTTGAACGAGGAGAAGACGGTGGTTTAGCTTCTTCAGAGGCTTATCAGCTTGCTAAGAACTTGATGTCTGATTACATTGCTTTAGAGTCTAACCGTTACATTGAAGACACACATTGGGTGGCTAATTGAGTAAACAATTACAAGCAGCTACAGTAGCAGCTCCTGGCTTCATGGGTTTAAACACCCAAGACTCTAGTGTTACATTAGAGTCAGGATATGCCTTAGTTGCAAATAACTGTATCATTGATAAGTTTGGTCGTATTGGTTCTCGCAAGGGCTGGGACAATGTACACCCAACTAACAGTGATTTAAGCACTGCTGCTGTTAAGACAGTTCAAGAAGTTCGTGGTCCTGACAACAATGTCGTGGTATTTGCTGCTGGTAACAACAAACTATTCATTGAAGAGTCTGGTTCGTTAGTTGCTAAGAATGTGCGTAATGCTGCTGACAATGCCAATGTCACTTATGCTATTAGTGACAGTCACTGGCAAGTTGCTAATATTCAGCAGTCAGGTGAGACAAAAGCCTATGCAACTGTCGTACAAGCAGGACATCCTGTATTGATTCTAAACTACTTAACTAGTGCTTTTGGATTCCAACAGCTAGGTGATTTAGGAACATTGCCAGGAAGTTACACTACTTCTACTTTTACACCTAACTGTGCGTTAGCTGCTTATGGTAGAACATGGGTTGCTGACATTGCTGGAGACCAACAAACGGTGTACTTCAGTGATTTGGTGGATGCTCTGAATTATCGTACAGGCACTGCAGGACAATTAAACATTGCTGAAGTTGTAGGTGATGGAGACCCTATCGTAGCTCTAGCAGCTCATAATGGTTTCTTGATTATTTTCTGTACTCGCCATGTTGTTGTTTATGCAGGTGCTCAAGACCCTACAGCTATTACTTTGTCTGATGTTGTCAATGGTATTGGTTGCATTGCTAGGGACTCTGTACAGGCTACAGGCTCAGATGTTGTATTTTTATCAGAGACTGGTGTTCGTTCTTTAACAAGAACAATTCAAGAAAAATCTGCACCATTGCGTGACTTGTCTAAGAATGTCCGTGATGACTTGCTAGTGGATGTACAAGCTGAGACAGCTAAGAACATTAAATCAGTGTATTCACCGATTGATGCTTTTTATTTATTGTCGTTCCCTACAAGCAATGTTGTATATTGTTTTGACTATAGACAGATGATGCAAGATGGTTCTTCTCGTGTGACTACTTGGTCTGAGTTAGTTCCTACAGCATTCTGTTTAACTCGTAACAAAGAAGTCTACATGGGAACACCAGGGTATGTTGGTAAGTACACTGGCTACTCAGATAATGGCACTACTTATGAGATGTCATATTACACCAACTACTTTGACTATCAGACACCGACACAGCTAAAGATTCTTAAGAAGGCTGACTTCTATCTAATTGGTGGAGCAAGTCAGACAGTGTCAATTAAGTGGGACTTTGATTACGAAGGTAGTTATGAGTCTGCAGTGAACACACTAGATGAAGGCTCTGTCTACGAATACGGCATCGGTGAATATGGCATTGCTAAGTATTCAGGTGGTGTTGTAATTACTAAACTAGATGTCCCTGCTTCTGGTACTGGTCGTGCTTTACAGCTTGGCTTAGAAAGCATTATCAACGGTACTTCTTTATCTGTTCAAAAACTTGATGTATATGTAAAACCTGGAAGGGTCGCTTAAGATGGCAAACTACACAAAAACTACTAACTTCACAGCTAAGGATAGCTTACCGACAGGTAACGCACAGAAGATTGTCCGTGGCTCTGAGCACGACACAGAATACAATGCTATTGCTACTGCAATTGCGACCAAAGCTGACTTAGCTAGTCCTGCTCTAACAGGCACTGCTACGGCTGTTAACTTAACTGTCTCAGGTACTTTAACTGCTGGTGCAGGTATTTCGTTGACAGGTGCTTTGTCAGGTGGTTCTATTGATGGCGGTACATTCTAATGGCTCAAATCATTGACCAAGAAATCACTACGAGTGACATTATTCGTCAAGACCTAGAGCGTGGTGGTTTTACTAAAGAAGAAGAGAAGTTCCTAGCTGGTTTACAGTCTTTAGTAAAGCAAAAGAAAGCAATTATCCTACGATACGGTAAGACCGTGTTTGTCGGATTACAGCAAGGTAAAGGCACTTTAGAAGTGCATATGTACACTTTGGACAATCCTCGTGCTGTAGCCAGTGCTATTGAACAAGGTATTAAAGATATTCCACAAGCAGGTGTTGATAAGCTTGTAGGTGAAACAGATAATTTTAAATTAATTTCAATGATGCAAAGCATGAAGCTACCTGTAGAAGTAGACAAAAAAGGTAAGATGTTTGCATGGACACTGGAGCTTAAATAATGGGCGGTGCAGTCAGTTCAGTAGTTGAAGTCGTCTCTGATGCCGTATCTGATGTCGGTGATGTTGTATCCGATGCAGGTTCTTGGATTGATGACAATGTTATTCAACCAGTATTAGATGACCCTGTCAATAGTGCCATTAAGTTAGGTGCTTATTACTTTGGTGGTCCTATTGCTGGTGCTGCCGCTACTGCTGCTGTGACAGCTGCACAAGGTGGTGAGCTAGAAGACATTGCTAAGTCTGCAGCAACAAGCTATGCAGCAGGACAAGTCGGTGCTCAAGTAGGAGGAGCTGTTGGTGGTACGGTAGCAGGTGAAACAGGCTCAACCATTGCAGGAAATATTGCTGGTGGTGCGACTGGTGGAGCTGCTGCAGGTGCTACTGGTTCAGCTTTATCAGGTGGTAATGTAGGACAAGGGTTTTTAACAGGTTTGCTTACTGGCGGTATTAACTCAAGTGTTAATGCGGCGGGTAATGCACTATCTAACGCATATTATACAGGAAGTGACTCGGGGACATATCAAATGGGTGATAATTTTCAAATCTTTGATGACGGTACATCATTACAAACTTTTGATGATGGCTCGGCTATCTATAGCGACACAGGCGGTCAAACCTATGTGTTAGACACTAACTCTGGCTACGCTCAAGCTATTAACAGTGCCACTGGACAACCAATCGGTGTTGCTTCTAATAGTTTGTTTGACTCAGTTGTTAACGCTGGTAAGACTTTTGCTTCTACAGCATTGAAGTCTTTAATCGGAGGGGCTGCTGGTAAAACAGGAACTACAACTACTGGTGGTTTAATCACTGGTGGTGCTAATGCTGCTTTGTCAGCACAACAAATGGCACAGTTACAAAATGTGTATCAAAACAATGTTGCCATGCAACAAGGTATTACAAACCGTGCAGTTAACTTAGCCCAGTTTAAACCTGTTGGAGTAACTACTGCTTTTGGTCAGTCTCAATACACAACAGACCCTGTAACAGGTCAAATTACTTCTGCTGGTTACACATCAACACCACAGATTCAAGCTGCTCAACAAGGTTTGATGTCTGCTGGTACAGCATTGATACCGACAGGTAACTTACAGCAACAAGCTGCTAATATCATGGCTCAGCAACAAGGTTTGTTAGCCCCAGGTCGTCAGCAACAATTAGCACAACTACAAAACAAGATGTTCCAAACAGGTCGTACTGGTTTAGCTACTGGTGGAACTACTGTAGGGTACACCCCTGGTTCTGCTGGTCTAATGGCTGCAAGTCCTGACATGGCTGCTTACTACAATGCTTTAGCACAACAAGACGCTACTTTAGCTGCTAATGCACAGAATCAAGCATTGGCACAAGCTCAAGGACAGGCTGGATTAGCAGGTACTTTATTTGGTCAAGCTGGTACTTTAGAATCTTTAGCACAGCAGCCATTTACATTAGGAGCTAGTTTAGGTGCTCAACAAGCTACTGCAGGTGCACAAGCAGGAAGATTTGGATTACTTGGTGGACAAGCAGCAGCAGCAACCCAACTACAAGGTAATATTGGTCAAGTTATTCAAAGAGGTCAACTGCTTGGTGAAGCAATTAATCCGTTTGCATCAGCAGCACAACAAGGGTTATCATCAGTTGTTAGCGAATGGTTAAAATAAGGAATTATTATGGCAGACACAAATATCATTGGTAGTCTATTCGGGGTAAGTCCTGAGTTGTTACAACAACAACAAGACGAAGCTGCATTTAAACGATATGAAAGAGCTGGTTCTGATTTATTAGGGACTGCTATTGCACAGACAGGAATGTTCTCATCTAGAGCTGGTGCTGGTTTAAGAGGTGCTTTAGGTGTACAAAGCCCTGAAGAACAAATCAATGCTTTGCGTCAACAAGCTGCTAAACAGTTTGATACAACAACACCTGAAGGATTACTACAGTACGCACAGTTCTTGAATCAGCAAGGAGACCCTGCAGGTGCTCAACAAGCAGTTGTACAAGCCCAATCACTAGCTAAAGACAGACAAGCTATTGCTACTTCAAGAGCTCAGCAGATTCGTGCAGAAAGAGAACCTGGACAAGTAAACTTCCAACAGTTATTGTCTTCAGGCAAGTATACTCCTGCATCTATTGCTAAATACCAACAATCTCAGAATCCTGCAGACTTAGTATTAATTAAAGAAGTTACAGGTGCTGGAGGTATTCCAAAACCTTTACCAGCAAGTTTACAAAAAGATGAAGGTAAAGATTTAGAATCTTACGATGCTTATGCCGCTCAAAAAGAAGCATTAATGCCATCTATTGTGAATTTAACTCCAGATGCTGAAGGTGTGCGTAAGTTAGAATTAGGTCCATTAAAGAATGCAAAATACGCTGCTCAAAACTTAGCAGGTAATTCAACTCCTGAAAGCCGTGCTTACGAAGGTCTGAAATCAGCAGTTGACACCGCTGTTAACTTACAAGTCAGTGCTGAAAAAGGTGTTCAGACTGACAAGGATGTGTTGCGTTTCGCCAATGCTTTAATTGCTGCATACGGAAGAAATGATACGCAAGCTACGCTAGAGGCATTAAAGCGTTACTACGATTCTGTTAATAGAGCACAACAAAAAGTAGCAGGTCGTATTGAGTCTCGCCGTAAGTCTCAGAATGTTGAGCCGTACTTCCAAGGACAGACACCACAACAAAAGAAAACAAAAACACTTGCTTCTGGTTTAGTTGTTGAAATTGAGGATTAATAATGCCTAAATATACTATTAATGGAGTAGTCTATAATTCACCCAGAGAACTTACTGACAGTGAGTTAGAAGAACTCGGTGGAGGACAGGCAGTCAGTGCTCCAACACAACAGCCAGTACAGCCTGTACAAGCCACGCAACAAAAAAGGTCTGTTCCTGACGAGATTGCAAGACAGCTAGGTCTTACTGGTCGTGCGGTTTATGAAGCATTTACATCTCCAGCAACTGCTGTATTAGAAGCAGGTAGAACAGCGTACAACTTAGGTGCACAAGCACTAGGTTCTGAAAGTCGTTTACCTTCTTTTTATACAGAACAATCTAAAGCGTTAACATCGGCAGGTTTACCTGAGCCAGCATCTACTCTTGAAAGAGCCGTGAATGCTGGTGTACAAGGCATGACAAGTACTGCTGGTCTTGCAAAAGCAGCTCCGAATGTCCCTGCATTGGCTGCTGATTTAATCAGACAAGTACCTGCTGGCGGTGTTGCTGGTCTAGTAAGTCAACCTGTTGGTGAGGTTGTTAAAGACATCACAGGAAGCGATTTAGCTGCTTTTATTGCAAGTGCTGGTGCAGGTGCAGCTGGTGCGGCTGGTGCAGGTAAAGCTGTGACTGCAGCACAACAAAGCAAAACACCGTTGTATACAATGGACCAAGTAAAGCAAAGAGCGTCTGCTTCTTACAAAGCAATGGATGATGCTGGTGTTGTTATTAAGCCTAATAGTTTAACTAGAATGTTTGCTGATATTACACAAGCTTTAGACGATGCTAGAATGATTCCTGGTACAGACCAAGCTAAAGCAGTACAGGCAACTCTTGACCAAGCAAAGACACTTATCACAACTCAAGGAACTTCTTTCACTGCATTAGATAAGATGCGTCAAATGCTTAACGATTTAAGAATCAGTAAAGATGCTGATATTCGTCGTTTAGGTGCTACTGCTATTGCACAAGTAGATGATTATATCATGAACTTAAAACCAAATGATATTTTATCAGGTCAAGGTGGCTTAGACAAAGCTGTTAAAAGTGTTGTTGAAGCAAGAAAAGACTGGAGAAATTTAAGTCGTGCTACTGTCTTAGAAGATGCTTTAAACACAGCTGAAGCAAGAGCATTAGACCCTAAAGCATCTGAATCAGAGTTAATTCGTCGTGGTTTTATCAACATTGCTGCTGATAAGAAGAAGATGAATATGTTTACTGATAAAGAGCAAAATGTTATTAGGTCTGTAGCTAAGGGTGGCTCATTAGACCCATTATTAACTTTTGCAGCTCAGTTTAGTCCAATGCGTTCTAAATTAGCAGCTGCTGGAGGTGCTTATGCGTTTACACAAATGCCATTAACAACAACAGCTGTTGCTGGTGGTGGTTTATTAGCAGATACAGCACAAAGTTTGATGCGTAAACGAGCTGCTGAATTAGGCATAAAACAGATTTCTTCTGGTGCTGCTCCTGAAAGAGTAAGAAGTCTTGCTACTACAGGTTTATTAACAACTGGTTTAAATCCTCCAGGAACAGAATGAGAACTATACTATATCTCTGGATAGGCTTGGTTATTATTTGTATGAGTTATGTACCTGTACAGGCTCAACCAATTATTACCGAGTCTACCTCTAATAGTAAGACTAAGGTAGAGTCTCCACCGCCTTCAGCTATTTCACCGTCTATTACGACTATCAATAACAAGATGTGTAGTAGTGGTGTGGCTGCAGCAGTTCAGACACAAATCTTTGGTATCTCTATGGGTACTACTATCACAGACAAGAACTGTGAAATGATTATCAAGGCAGAGTCATTGTTCAATATGCAAATGAAGACTGCTGCTGTATCTGTGATGTGTCAAGATGCTAACAACTGGTGGGGTATGTGGGATGCTGGTACACCATGCCCTGTAGAAGGTAAAGTCGGTGTAGAAGCCAAGAACTACTGGTTGTCTAACCCTGACATGATTCCTGCTAGACCTAAGATTAAATGAGATGGTTGCTTGCCTTTCTAGCCTGTATTGGCATAGCACAGGCACAGATAATCCAACATAACATAAGTGATGATGGGTATGCTAGAGTCCCTCTTCAGTTTGCATTTCCTTATCACGGTCGTGTGTTTACTGAATCTTTTATGTTCAGTAATGGTGTTGTTGGATTTCTAAACCCTGATTGGAATGGCTGGTGTTGTACAGGTTATGATTTAAGAACTACAACTGGTAGTCCTTTTAACTTTGCAATCATGCCTCTACAGACAGACCTGATTAACTATGGGTCTGGAAGGTTTCTGACAGAAGGCACTACCACATATCAGAGATACAAGTGGGAGAACATCAGTGAATATGGTGTCCCTAACAACTTAAACACCTTCGGTGTTGAAATAAGACCTACTGGATACATAGGAATACACTACGAACAGGTTAACATCAGTTCTTGGAGACCTGTGACTATGGGAAGGACTGGTGATACTAGCTTAGGTGAGTATACACAGTATTATCACGGTCCAGGGTTCAGTAGCAATGAAATTGTGTCGTATATTACACAATCCACAACAGATTATTGTATAGCGAACCCATTATATGACTCAAGTTGTGCAGGATACGCTGAAGCTTATTTCAATCAACAATGCAGCCTTAACTCGCTGTATGACAGAAGATGTCCTGGATACGAAACAGCTTATGCACTTACTAACATTGTGCCAGCACCAACAACAGTTGTTTCAGCACCAGTATTGCAAGTCAGTACAACAGGTACAGTCTCTGTTGAGACTCCTGTCGTGTCTGACCCAGTTGTCAACGAAGTAATTACTAGACCTACAACACAAACAGTAACCAATGCCACGAATACGCAGTCAAATACCGTACAGTCCAACTCTGCTCAAGCCGAGTCAAAACCTGAGAAGAAATCAGAGCCAAAACAAGCTCCTAAACAAGTTGCAACTGCTCAAGGTGAGATTCCTACGCAGACTATACCGCAACCTGTACATGAGTACAAAGCTCCAATAATACTGGACTTAGCGTATCAGAAGATGGTGAAAAAACCAATAACAGACAATAACAGAGCTATGTATAACTTAATAATGAATAGCCAAAGAACACACGAGGAGATGATAGATGAGCAGTACAGAAGATAAGAAGCCTGATTATGAATTTAGCATTGGTGGCTATAAATTAAAATATTCCAATAAGTTGATGTATGCAGTTATTGCCATTGCTCCTGTAGTTGGCGGTACTTTATGGGGTGCTTTTGAAGCTGTCAAAGGCTATCAGAATATGCAGAAGAAGATTGAGTCTTATGTTGCTCCTGACTTGTCTGAGTTTGATAAGAGATTGGTAGCTCTTGAAGAAACAACTAATAAAGTCAATGACTACACCAGAGACATCAAGAACGACATCAAGAACGATGTTCGTCGCCTAGAGAAGGTTGTAGAGCAAGTAGAACGAGATGCAAAACAAATGTCTCGTGAAGTAGACAAAGACTTACGAGAGATGCGTAAGGAAACTGACAACAAGATTAAAAGAGCTTTAGATAACCCATTAGCAAATAAGGAGTAAGTATGCTGTCACTCATTTCAACCATTGGTGGACTATTAGTATCAGGTTTACCAAGCCTATTAGGATTCTTTCAAGACAAGTCTGACAAAGCTCATGAATTAGAGCTTGCTAAGATGCAGACTGAACGAGAGCTACAGATGATGGAGAGAGGCTTCATTGCTCAACAGAAAGTAGAAGAAATCCGCACAGACCAAGTAGAAATGCAGACTGCTGCTCAGATGCAAAATGCTGCACTAGACCACGACAAGAAAGTACTTGAAAAAGCTTCTACTTGGGTGGTGAACTATGTCGGTACTGTAAGACCTACAGTGACTTACTTGTTCGTGATTGAGCTAGTATTGATTAACTTCTGGTTGTGCTACAAATTGTTCACAATGCCAGGATTGATTACAAGTGTGGATGACTTAGAAATCATCAGTGAGATGATATTCTCTTCTGACGAGATGGCAATGTTAGGCGGTATCATTGGTTTCTGGTTCGGTTCTCGTAACTGGGATAAGAAGAAGTGAAAGTAAGTCAGAAGTGTATTAATCAGATTAAGCAAGATGAGGGTGTCCGCAACCGCCCTTATCAATGCCCTGCGTTGTTGTGGACCGTAGGAGTTGGTCATGTTATTGACCCAAACCATGCTAAAGTTCCATTGGCTGATAGAAAACAATTACCTATACCTGCAGGTTGGGATAGGGTTCTAAGTGCTGAAGAGATAGACGACATCCTTCGTAAAGACTTAGCTAGATTTGAAGCTGGTGTATTACGATTGATTAAAGTGCCTCTAACACAGGGACAATTTGATGCCTTGGTGTCGTTCTCATTCAATGTCGGTTTAGGTAACTTACAGAACAGCACACTTCGCATGAAGGTCAATAGAGAAGACTATGCAGGTGCAGCAGAACAGTTCTTAGTGTGGACTAAGGCTGGCGGTAAGGTACTTCCTGGATTGGTGAAGAGAAGAACTCACGAGAAAGAGATGTTTGAGTCGTAAAAAAGACAGCCCCGAAGGGCTGCCATAAAAGTCTCGGAAGGAGACTACACACAAGGAAACTTATATTGAGCAGTTACCTGCAGTACAGCTTAACATCTGAGCACCTTCAACATTATCATCAAACTCTTTGAAGTTCTCCCAGTCTACTGTGTCAGGAACTAACATCTTCAACTGATTGTATTGCTCTTCAGTACATTCTTCATAAGGTGCTTGCTTGTAAGTACCACCATCATAAGGTAAGAAAGACACACCAGTCACTTCATCAAAGTGCTTGTAAGTCCATGCTCCGACATCCATCCACTCATGTTCTTTGACAGAGATAGTGACTGAAGGCTTATGCTCACAGTAATGTCTTTGGAACAACAACCATAACTTCAAGTGTTGAATAGCAGTTAGTTCTTCACGCAACAAAGCACCGTCAGCTACCTTGACAGGGAATGAGAACACTGTAGTGCTATCAGGTTTCATCACACATGGTTCAGCGACAAAGCCTGATTGAATCATGAACTGTGTTAAAGGGTCTTTGTTATCAGCCCTAACTCTTCTAATATAATACTTACTATGCTGAGGATGAATCCCACTAGCAGTACTACATAGCTGAGATACTGTACCCTCTGGTTTGATTGCAGTGACAGCAACAGATTGATTGATGCCCAAATCAGCAGCAAATATAGCATTAGTGTTGACGGCAACATCTCTTAACCTTTCTAGTCTAGCTGGTAATTCAGTATCATCAGGGTTATTCAACAGTGCATTGTCTAAAATGCCTGTCATTGATACACCTAATAGTGCCTCTTCTTCCGTGTTCTTCTGCCAAATCTTACGCAAGTATGGGAAGTCTGTTAGCGTTGCTTGGAAAGTACCAAGAATCGCTGCAATACGGATTTTACGCTCCAAAGTAGCCATATCATCATCACTACGCACAATGCAAGAGGATAGATTACAGAACTGATAAGGGCGTAAAATGATTTCTGAGCAAGGGTTCGTACCAAATGCGTAAGTACTGTCTCTTCGCCCATTCTTCGCTGCTTGTCTCTGTGATGCATCACGACTAAAAATTCCTCTCTCACCTGAATGTGATTCATAAATAGATGTCCACTCACGCATGAACTGACCGATGTATGGCTTCTCTTGATACACAGCAGAGTTGTTAGCCAATGCTCGTTGTCCTTGACCTTCCCACCATGCACCTGCTTTAGCATGAGCCATCTTGTCGTCTGCTAAGTCAGACAAAGAAATCATGGCACTGCGTCGTACTCCACCCACAACAACAACTTCCCCGATTTTGCAGAGAATATCATGGCATTCCAATGATGATAAGCGACGACCAGTTGCCCCTTTGAACTTGGCAATACAGAACTTATAAAGCTCTTCCAAAGGTCCAGGTCCTGACGCTCTTCCACCAAAGGTTTTAAGTCTAGCTCCAGCGGGTCTAACTTTGGATACATCGTACCTTGGAATTTCACCAGAATACAGAAGAGCCAATAGCTGTCTAAGCGATTTTGCCCATCCTTCTTTAGAATCCGACACAACAATAGTAGTCTCACTAGGAAACAACTGCTCTGGGACTTCAGGTAATTTAGAAACATATTGTTGCTCCACTGAGAAACCTACGCCAGTACCGCATAGGAGAATGTACATTGCTTCATCAAATGCTTTAGGGTCATCAATAGGAAGATATGAGCAGTTAAATGCTGCCACATTCTGACGCTCTAGTGCTGGTCCTGCAGTCATGATAGCTCGCATAGACGGCATCACTTCTAAATCGTTCACTGCTTGTTCTAGCTCTGTACGAAGCTCTTTAGTTAAGACATAGTTCTGCTTATCTTTTAGATGCTTCTCCATGAAATCAAAGTATCTTGCTACTGTCTCATTCCAATGCTCTCTACGACCTTTATCGTCAAGATAGCGACTGTATCTTGATTTAGCGATAAAGTTGTTATACGGACTCATTGTGTATTTCGTCATTATTATCTAACTTCCTTTTCTAGTTTATCAACATTCTCCTCAATCCTATCAGAGAACACCTCTACAATGTCTTCGCTAGTGATATTCAATAGCTCCAACAAAGTTATTTCATCAAGCTCGGTCAAACGCTCTTTAATCTCGTGCAGTAGTAAGGGCATCTTTCTCTTTCTTGATTAAATACTCTAAATAGTGTTTAGCCTTTTCTAAGTCTTCAACACCGTTCTTATGTGGGTATCTTAACACATATTTGATAATGTTGCCAGCCCAATAATTAAGTTCCCATTCTTCAATGATTTCCCAAGGCTGACAGGCTCGTTTGTAGTGGTTTCCACCCACTTGACGAGACATAATATCACCCTGGTCTTCGCAACCTATTGATTTATAATAGGATGCTAAAGTAGGCATCGCTACTGGATTGTCTTTAAATTCGCTCATGCTATTCCTTTGAGTTCAACACCTGTTTTAATCGCTTTTGTGCCTTGCGACCAGCTACCACACCCTTTGCATTGATACCTCTGATAGGATGCCGTGAGTGTTTGGTTAAGACCACGCTTGTGTAGATGTTTGCCTCCACACGAAGGACATACTTGGTTATCGCTGTTGAGGTTGCGATTAGGCAACGATTTAATCCAAGGCAACAATTTATAATAAAGCTTTTCCAATAGAATGACATCTTGGATGTTGTACTTTTCCATACGACTCCAAGCTGCGTTATCTTTGTCCATACACTTAAGCCAGAGTTCAAATCCTTCATGGTCTACTTTCTTACCAAGTCCTAGTTGTTGTGAGACATAATCTAGTTTATTTGAAGTAAAACGAAAATTACTACGAACAGTACGCAGTAAATCAATTTTCTTACTAGGCGATGGTGGATTAAAACCATGTAGTAAGAATTCCTTGTTAAGTATAGGAAGGTCAAACTTATTCCCATTGTAAGTAACAACACCATCTGCGTCATTGATAAGTGCATGAATACCTTTCAACATCTTCTTGCGGTTAGACTTGTGAATAGAATCAAACACAACTTCTTTTTCACCGAGCCACTTAGCACAGTAACAAAGAACTTGTGACGAATCTATCATCTGATTGATGCCAATGTTTTGGTCGTATAAACCCCAAACATATGCACTGTTAGGACTTGTTTCAATATCAAGCAAGAGTATCTTCATTTAGTTTTCTTCTTCCAGTCAAAGACAAACCAAGGACCTACAACTTCTAGGGCATCTACTACTTTCTGAAAGGACTCTAAGTCTTCCTGTCCCCAATTCTTTTCTTTGATGTCTTTCTTCAATGACTTACAAGTCTGTATGAGACGATGTGCAACTATCTCGTCACAGAAGTCATTATCAATATCAATCTTGATTTCCATGTTGTTCCTTTCCTAACACTTTCAATAGTACATCAATCTGATTCGTTAGATACTTGTTCTCATCTCTAAGCTCACCGATGCGTTCCCTCATATATCGTGCATCAGCTTCGTAAGTATTCAACAAGCTCTGTAGTTGGTCTATTAAGTCTTTAGCGTAGCTCATAGTCTGCACCTGCCATCAAATCAAATAATATCTCAGCATCAATCACAGCTAATGGAGCTCTACCGTTCTGCTTCACAATCACGATAGGTTCATAGTCGCCATGTGTCTTTGCTTGGTCGTAGTAATTATACACCGCTACCTTAGCTAAGGACTTACATTCAAACACTGCTGGAATGGCATCTTTAGCTGCTTGAGACATCACAATATCTTCACCATGAGAACCCATAGGGCAACTACGCAAGTCCAATTCGCTTAGTTGCGGATACCTTTTTAGTAGCTCTTTTACGACCCACTTTTGTAGGTTTCGTCCTTTTGCTTTGGCTGATTGTGTTTTCACTTGCGATAACCTTTCTATCTTTAATCCATGCTTTAGGAATATGAATCCTGGCGTTTGTTTGGTTGTGAGACCATGTTGATGCGATGCACAATGCTTCTTCAGTTTCATCAATCAAGAAGCCTACAGTGACACAGTGATGTATCTCTGCCTTAGTCTTCTCTTCCCATCCTGAATCAGCTACAGCGTCAATCCACCGTACTTGAATGATTACTGGGGTGGTGTCCATACATCTCCTTCTTTGCGTTGTAAGTACAGTAGTTGTCCATTCTCTAATACTCTCTCAGCATCACCGTCGTAAGCTTTTAGAACTGCTTGATACAGTTCTTCAACTGTTGTGCAGTCCTTGAGTATCTTAGCACCTTTAGCAGGACCAATACCTTTCAGTCCTTCAATGTTGTCAATTCTGTCACCTGTAAGAATCTGTAAGTAGAAACTATACCAACCTGCAAACTCAGAGACATAATACTTCTCTTTCTTGCGATAGTTGTAATGATGCCCTCGGAACTGGTTGAGGTCTTTATCAATGTGAACCATGATGGTTTCATCTTCAGGAACTGCATAAGCTGCAATACCGACAGCATCATCAGCTTCTATACCGTCAACAACTACAAAACCCCAAGAGGTCACTAAGTGGTCTCTTAGGGCTTGTAAGTGTTGCGGCTTCTCACTTGGACGAGTTCCTTTGTAAGGAGCAGTCTTTGCAATGTCGTTTCGGAAGTTACCCTTACCAGTAAGGAATCCCTGATACTCGTCACAATGAATGTCCATACAAAGCTCTATCATCGTTGATTCTAAGCGAGACACTGCCAGGGCTTCATCCACATCATTGGATGAGAACCCCACAGCGTAACACAATGAATCAGCGTCAATGAGAGCCGTTATCATCAGAGGATGTCGTCGTCAGAGTCGTCCGCTGAACTACCGCCATTAGGATTGTATTCCTTCAAGTCAGTAATGATAATCTTCATCAAACTAGGTGAAATACCTTTCTTGTTCTTCCATTCCCACTTGTAAGCAGACACAAGTGCGGTGGCTTTAGAACCGTTAGCGACCAAAGCTGTGATGGTGTTACCTTTCTCATCCACAGGCTTGATAGGGTTGTTAGACTTGACAGTGACGAACCAACCTTTCTCAGGCTTGTCTTCACGCTTACGGACTTCTACACCGATTGCTTCTAAAGCTTTAACAGCTTGTTCGCTGAGGTTGATTAAGTCCACTTGGTACTTGCCTGACATATCTGATACTTTGTCAAAGAAAGCCCATTGAATTTCAGCGTTCAGTTTTACTGGTTTAATATCACTCATTTGATTCTCCTTAGATACTGCGTTTATGAAATACTGCAAGGTCATTATACTACATTTTAGTGCTTTGTCATTCCACGATGTGAGAAATCTTCCATACCTTCTACAGCACCTTCAAGAAGGTCATCGCCTACTTCTACCACTAATTGCACCATATCTTCAGCTTGTAGCGTTGTTTTGATGATGTAAGTGTCATTGTGATAAGCAATCAAGGTCACGACACCTAGTACATTTTCTTCATCTTCGTAATCGTAATCATCGTCTTTCATTAGTGGGTGTCCTTCCAAGTTTTACCGACATTATACTCACCATCAAGAGGACAACGCATCTTAAGTTCAATACCTGCCTGTTTGATAGCTTCTTTACCTAGTTGTCCGACTGTGTCCGCATCAGCTTCATGACACTCAATCTGCCATTCATCGTGGACATTGACTTTGAACTCATGCCATATCTTCTGACGGTTGAGTTCTTTCTTCAATAAGACCAATGCTTGCTTCATTACGACCGCACCAGCACCTTGCAAAAGCGTGTTGAGCGACGAGTGCTCCGAGCGAACCAATAACTTGCGTCCGTCAAGACCTGGAAGCCATCCCTTGTCAGCGTAGATACGACTAACCTTCTCACGAAGTCTTTTGAGTTTCGGTGTGTTGCGTAGAAACCTATCAATGAGCAGTTGTCCTTCTTTCGCACCGCCTCCACAAATAGCCCCGATTTTGGGACTTCCTGCACCATAGAGC